TGATCTGCTGGTTGATGAAGACGAAGAGGAAGCAGCATGACCCGCCCCATCGTTACCGCCGTCGGTCGTGCACTCAAGCCCAAGGGTGACGAGCCACGCAAGCACCAAGTAATCAAGGTTGATTCAACCGGCCAGGCACGAATTACAATCGACCGCGTTCTCCCGCAGTAGATTGTAAGAAAGTAGCGGCGCTGCATCGTGTATTCCGGCTTCAACCCATACAACATGCAGTTGACCCGCAAAGTTGCGGAAGTCAACGATCCCAACGGCGCATGGTACTCGCAGCAGCCGCACTGGGTTCTGCTCGAAGACTTGATGCAGGGCACCTACGGGATGCGGCGCAAGCATCGCCGTTACCTACCCCAGGAGCCACGCGAACAAGATGAATCCTACGACAACCGACTAGCGCGTAGTGTGGTGCCACCGTACTACCAGCGGCTAGAGCGGATGCTAGCTGGGATGCTAACTCGCAAACCGGTACGGTTGAATGATGTGCAAGACGTAATTCAAGAACAGTTATTCGACGTAGACCTACAAGGAAACGACCTAAACGTATGGACATATGAAACCACACGCAAAATGGTGCGTTATGGCCACATTGGTGTTTTGGTTGATGCGCCCAAAGACACTGGTCGCCCTTACTGGGTTACATATACGCCACGCGACATCCTTGGCTGGCGCACTGAAGGCAATGACCTAACCCAGCTAAGGCTACAAGAAACAATTGTCGTGCCTGATGGTGAGTACGGCGAGAAGACAATCGAACAGGTGCGAGTGCTAACACCTGGCGCATATGAACTGCATCAGCGGGATGAGAAGAGCAGTTGGAAGATTGTGGACGAGGGCAACACAAGCCTAGATAAGATTCCGTTTAGCATTGCATATGCCAACCGCGTTGGCTTTATGGAATCAAGGCCGCCGCTAGAGGATATTGCAGAGCTAAACCTTAAGACTTATCAAATCCAATCAGACCTAGACAACCAACTTCATATCTCGGCAGTGCCAATGCTGGCGTTTTACGGCTTCGCATCAGCAGCGGAAGAAGTATCAGCAGGGCCAGGCGAAGCTATCGCATTTCCAGCCGAAGGCCGCGCCGAATACATTGAGCCAGCAGGCCGCAGCTTTGATTTTCAATTCCGCAGGCTGGAGCAAATCGCATCACAAATCAATGAGCTTGGCTTATCGGCGGTGCTAGGCCAAAAGCTATCAGCCGAAACCGCTGCATCTAAAACCATCGACCGCAGCCAAGGCGACAGCACCATGATGGTGATTGCGCAGAATATGCAAGATATGATCGACAACTGCCTACAGTTTCATGCTCAATACCTCAACACACCACAGGCTGGCAGTTGCCTGATAAACCGCGATTTCCTAGGCGCAAGGCTTGACCCTGCAGATGTAAGCAGCTTGCTACAGCTTTATACAGCAGGCACCATCACACAAGAGACACTGCTACAGCAACTGGCTGATGGCGAAGTGCTAGGCGATGATTTTGACGTGCAGCAGGAGATTGACGCCACAGCAAATGCTGGCCTATGACGACACCATCAGCGCTATATCGCAATGCCATTGATCTAAACCGTTACAGCAACAGTGTTGCCAAGCGTATTGTCAGCGCATACAACGACATCATCATTGATGCTGCCAACCAATTGCGCGTTATAAATGACCTAACGGCACCAGCGAAAGCTGCACGGTTGCGTGGGATTCTTGCACAGCTTAAAGACTCACTGGCCACATGGGCTGGTGATAGCACGGTCACCACTGCAAGTGAACTGCAGGGCCTAGCTGAATTGCAATCGGAATTTGTCACTGAGCAACTACGCAAGGTGTTACCTGTTGGCGCCCGTGATGCAGTAAACACCATTGAGATAAGCCCGCAGTTTGCGCAGTCTGTTGTTACAACTGACCCAACCCAGTTAAACGTTGTAACGCTAAGCGATGACTTATTTAAGGCAGCCTACGGCTCACCGCAAACCTACAGCTTGACCGCAGCGCAAGGCACGGCGATCACGTTACCCAATGGCGAGGTAGTAAACAAGGCATTTCGCGGCATTGCCGAATCACAAGCCGAGCAATTCTCGCAGGTAGTGCGCAATGGCCTGCTGACAGGCGAGACCACGCCGGACGTAGCAAAGCGCTTGATCGGCAGGCTTGAATTTGGCCAGGCAGGTAGCGTTAGGCAAGTTGCCCTTGCAGGTGGCCAAGCAACTAAGGCCGCTAACCATCAGGTGACCTCACTGGTGCGCACCAGCATCAACCAGGTGGCGAATGAGGCAAGCCAACAGGTGTATGAGGCGAATCAAGACATCACGCAGAAATATCGTTACGTCGCAACGCTTGACACTCGCACCAGCGCCATATGCCGTGCGCTTGACGGGCGTGAGTTTGAATACGGCAAAGGCCCTAAGCCGCCGCAGCATTTTGGATGCCGTTCAACCACAGTACCGGTCATCAACTACAAAGAGCTTGGCTTTGATGCACCGCCATCAGTTACCAAAGGCAAACGCGCCAGCATGGATGGGCCAGTACCTGCAAACACCAGCTACGGGCAATGGTTGCAAGATCAACCGCGTGCCGTGCAGAATGAAGTGCTAGGCAAGGCAAAAGCTGATTACTTTAACAAGCTTGCCAACCAGCACGGTGCCCGTGATGCCATTGCAAAGCTAGTCCGTGATGACGGGTCAGAGCTAACCTTAGACCAGTTACGTAGTCGCTATGGCAAAGCCTAAGGATAAAGTCGCCAAGGTAATGGGCGAATACAAACGCGGCACGCTAAATACTGGCAAACCAGGCCCCGGCAAAGGTCCAAAGGTTAAAAGTCGCAAACAGGCAATCGCAATTGCACTTAGTGAAGCGGGTAAATCTAAAAAGAAGCGATAAGATAAAAGCGCACTTTAGCCTGCGGCTAATTCATGTCTGAAGAAAATCAAACTCAGGAGCCTGCGGTGACTGAGCAACTGCAACGCAGTGTCGAAGCATTAGAGCGCAAGAATCAAGAGCTGATTGCCGAATTGCGGGCGGCCAAGAAAACACCGCAACTGCCAGATGGGGTAAACGTTGACGAATTGCTTGAATTTAAGCGCAAGGCCGAGCAATCCCAACTGGAGCAGCAAGGCAACTACACCGAAGCCCGGCAGGCTTTGGAGCAGCAGTACCGTGAGGCGACGACGCAAAAGGACCAGCGCATCACAGAACTTGAAATCAGGGTCAAAGAACTAGAGCTCATAAGCCCTGCCGTAACGGCATTGGCCGAGATTGTGCACGACCCAGACCTGGTGCTCAAATCCAAGTTGTCACCTGATCAGATTGAACGTGAAGCCGATGGCACCGTAGTGGTGGTCAATGGTTACCAACGCACACCAGTGGCCGAATGGGCAAAGACCTTGCCAGCATGGATGCAAAAGGCACCCAGACCACAAGGCTCTGGTGCACCATCAGGTCGTAACGCGGGAGAGATACCTGCAGGCACCGTAAACCCATTTGCGCGTGAGTCATTCAACCTGACCGAGCAATCACGGCTGTATAAAACAAACCGTGACTTGTACGACCAACTAAAGGCGCTAGCCTAATTACATCCGGCAGCGCCGGTAGGCGGGTTGCGCCTGCTGCTATCTGTAAACACTTTTTTTCTGGAGACACACCGTGGCGACTCTTCGCTCCGATGTCATCATCCCTCAGATTTTTACCCCGTATGTAATTGAGCAAACCACAGTGCGGAACCAGTTTCTGCAAAGTGGCGTAGCTCAACCAATGGCGGAGTTGAATGGCACGGAGGGTGGTGACCTAATCAACATTCCTTTCTGGAAGGCAAACCTGACTGGTGACGCTGAAGTTCTAACCGACTCCACAAGCCTCACACCTGGCAAAATCACTGCTGACAAGCAAATCGGTGTAATCCTGCACCGTGGCCGCGCTTGGGAAGCACGTGACCTAGCTGCTTTGGCCGCTGGCTCTGACCCTATGGCCGCTATCGGTCAAAAGGTCGGCGAGTACATCGCCAACCAACAGCAAAAGGACCTTTACAAGACCCTTGAAGGTGTATTCGGTGCTCTGACCGGCTCTGATTCACCTGCGTTTGCAGACTTGCGCTTTGATACCAGCGGCATGACTGCCCTTGGTCCCAAGCAGGTTGCTCAAGCCCGCGCCAAACTGGGCGACCAAGGCGACAAGCTGGCCGCTATTGCTATGCATAGCGCTTGCTACTACGACTTGGTTGAACGCAAGGCCATCGACTACGTGTCAACTGCTGACGCCCGTGGCACTGCAACCACCTCCTCTGGTGGTTCAATGGTTTCTGCCTATGGCAGCGACAATGCAGTTCCCACGTATATGGGCATGAAAGTTTTGGTGTCCGACGACATCACCAACGCCAGCGGCAACTACGCTTGCTACTTCTTCACCCAAGGCGCCGTCGCCACCGGTGAACAGCAAGCACTTCGCACCGAAACCGACCGGGACATCCTGGCCAAATCGGATGCCATGGCCGTTGATTGGCACAACTGCTTCCACCCTGTAGGCGCTAAGTGGGCCGTGACCACTACCAACCCAACCGGTGCACAACTTGCTACTGTTGGTAACTGGTCTAAAGTTTACGAGACAAAAAATATCGGAATTGTTAGAGCCACGATTACATCCAACTACGATTGAGGTAATTAACCATGGCTTCCATTTTTGAGCTTGGTGACATCCCCGGCGGCTTGCTGCCGGGTTCATGCACACTGGCGGCACCTACCGCTACCGCTACCCTTACCACCGCCCAGTCATACAACGCCATCATTCGTGGCGTCCCTACCGCTGCTGCTACCTATACCACCGCTGCAGCGGCTGATATTGTGGCTGCAATCGGTGGCGATTGTGCAGTTGGCACCTGCTTCCGTATCGTTGTTATCAACGCATCGGCTGGCGCCTACACCATCACCATTGGTGGCGGTACTAACGTAACCGTTTCTGGTGTTGCCACTGTGGCCCAGAACGCTTCCAAGGAGTTCATCGGCTACGTGTCAAACGTAACTGCTGGCGCTGAGGCAATCACGCTGTATGGCCTAGGCTCTACTGCGGCTGCGGCTGCCTGATGGGTTTATTCGCTTTCAGGCGATTACGTGAACGCGAGGCTGCTGCTACGGCGGCAGCCTCTTTTTGCGTGCCTAAACTAGAACCAACGGAGCTAACTGATGGCAATAACAATCGACGCGACAGTAGGCGGAGCAAACGCCAACTCATACCTGACGCTGGCTGATGCGCGATTGATTGTCGATGGCATGGTGCAGGATTCAGACGTAACCGCATGGGCGGCTGCTACCACTGACGCCAAAAACCGCGCCTTATACACCGCCACGCAACGCCTAGACCGTGAGCGGTTCATTGGCGCCCGGTCAACCGACACGCAAGCACTGCAATGGCCGCGCACTGGTGTCCGCAAGCCAGACACGTACATCAACACATATGCGGTCGGGTTCCCATTTCGCATCACGACCGACTATTACACCGACACCGAAATTCCTGACCAGATCAAGAAAGCGCAGGTGATGCTTGCGGTTTATCTAAACAACAACGTCGATGGCCTTGGCCTGACTGGCCTTGAAGACTTTAAGAACGTCAAGGTCGGCAGCCTAGACGTAACACCAGCCCAAGGCATGGGTGCCGACAAGATTCCACCGTTGGTTGAACGGTACATGACTGGCCTTAGAATAAGTGGGCCAGGTAACTTCGCTATCCGCCGGAGCTGAGACATGTCTGAGTATGCCATAGGTTTTGAGTACATCAGCGATACGGCGGCCCATACTGGT